AGTTTCTTTAATTTTCTCATCTCGACTATTTAAAATAAAGTTTGTAACTTTTGTAACTTGTGAAGGGTCATCCTTATAAAACATAGACAGTGCTTTTAATAAATGTTTCTTACTTAGTGACGTCTTAACCTTATTTTTAGAATATATAAGTTTACCTCCGTTTATATCAAAACAATCTATATCATTTGATTTCATAACATTAACCAATTGTTCGGTTAGTTCTTTTTTTCGCAATCTTCGTTCTTTAGAAGCTTTTTGCAATTCTTTTAATTCATTATCTATTTCAATCCATTCTTTAACGTTATGTATAAGCAATTCTTTGTCAACACTATTTTCATGTTCCATATTAAGTAATTGTATAAATATATAAATATATTTTAAACCATTATTCAAATATATATTTTTATAAAATTATGTAATACATACTCAAATATATAATTTTTCCTTTATATATTTGAAAACTATTTTCAGTTATTATTTGATAATAACAGTTTTATGTCTACCACATTTAGTATTATATTTTGCTTTTACTCCACATATTTCTCCTTTTCGTTTACCAGAATTAATAATAGAATCACATAAAATACAAGATTTTGATATTTTCAGTTTATTATTTCTATTCTGTAGAGTTTTAGTATGTTGAATACAATATTCTTGTAAACACGGTTTTTTACATTCTAAATTTTTTCTTTTACCAGTTTTAAATTTATATGAACATGTATTTTTCATCATAACCATAGATAAAGGATGATTAATATATAATATATTATCAAATCCATTCAACGGAGGTAAAATATAATCTTGGATATTTCTACAATAAGGACATTTCAATTGATGGCGTTTTAATTTTTGAATTTCTTTTATAGAAGGTTTGTATTTTTGCATAAATATTTCATTAAAAATATGCGTGTAATTAAAACTATGGTTACACATCAATGTAACTTTAGTATTATCTAATACTTCTCCGCTAATTAAACACTTATTATTTTCGATTGAACTATTTATTTGTTGAGTTTCTTGATTATCTTCACTGCAAATTGATTCAAATAATTTTTTAAAAAACGTTGATTGAATTACTTCATTAGTCATAACTTATTATGTGTAATATAAAATAATAGTTTATCTTTATATTATAATAATAATGACTAAACAATGGGGAACCCCTACTTGGTATTTTTTACATACATTGGCAGAAAAAATAAAAGAAGAGACTTATATAAAACATAGAGATACAATTATTAGTTTCATTAAAAATACATGTAACAATTTACCTTGTGGTTATTGTTCTGATCATGCCAAATTATATGTACGCAATTTAAATTCTAAAAATGTTTCAACTAAAGAACATCTTAAACAATTTCTGTTTGCTTTTCACAATGATGTTAATAAAAAAACAAATAGGGCTTATTTTTCAAATTATAATCGTTATCAAACAGCAAATTTATCGAAAATGTTTGAATACTTTAGATATTGGTACTGTCAATCTTCAGCATTATCTAAAAAATTTGCCGATTCAAGAAGAAGAAAAAGAATAGTTAAATCATTTGGAGATTATTTACTACAACATCAGGTAGATTTTATATGGGGGTAAATATTATATTTAGAAAGATAATATTTATAAATTTTTTATTAGTTTTCCATTTTTATATACAGAACATTTAAATGTTTGTTTAGAGGGTTTAGAACATGCAACATTATTACTGGATTTACTATTTATAAAATATAATAAATCGGGTTGTGTTTCTTTAATAATTGCATAATAACCAAATGATAATATTCCTCCAAGTAATAAACCTAAACCTGTTCCAAGAAAAGTAGTACAATGATTATATAAGCGTGACGATGTATCTATTCCTAGTAATACTAATATAAATATTAATAATGACCAATTAAAATTATTAGATGCTTGCATAGGAAAAAATAAATACAATAGACTAAAAGAAAGAAATACAGAAGATAATGATGGAACTACAAAATTAGCAGGCCACCAATTAAATACACTACAAGTAGCACTTCGGGGAAATGTTCCAGTTTGTTTAAAAGAATATTGAAACACTGTACCTAATACAATAGCAATTATAACTCCTGCAATGTATATTAAAGATTTTAATGGTTCGTTATTAAAAAACCCAATGGTTATTAACAAAAATGCTACTAAAAATGGTGTAATATAAGATACAAATGTGAATATATTTGTAAAACTCAATTCCATACCGACCATAATATATACATATTAATGAGATATAATTTTGTATATCTGATTAAATAAAAATACTCTAAATTCCAAATACAATTGAAAATACTTGTTGAATATTATCAACCGCGTGGAAAGTAATATCTTTAATAAGTTCTTGATGTTTACATTCTTTTGCAAATTTATCAAAATCCTTTTGATTTTCTGTTGGATATATAAACTCAGTAACACCAGCCCGTATTCCTCCTAATATCTTAATTTTCAAACCACCTATTGCTGTAATTTTATATTGAAGGTTAATTTCACCAGTCATAGCAATTGTGTTTTTAATTGGTAAATTATTCAATAAACTATATATTGTTGTTGTGATAGCCGCACCAGCAGATGGTCCATCTTTGGGAACCGCCCCTTCAGGACAATGAATATGTAATCCTTGCATATTAGTTGTTTTAAATGTTTTAAATAGTTTTTTTTGTTGCGCAATAGGTGTAAGTTTATAAGCCAATGTTTTAGCAACATTCATACTTTCTTTCATAACATCTCCTTGCATACCTGTTAATTTGAGTTCCAAAAAATTCGTGGTGGGAAATAATTCTGTTTGTATCGGTATAATTCCTCCTTTTCCGAGGGAATTTGCCCATAACCCATTCATTATACCTATTCGAGGTTCATTATGGATTTTTGTAATAGTAATTTCGTGATGGTCTGATAAATATTTTTGTTTAAGATCTTCTTTAGTTACAATTAAAGGAACTGTTAATATAGGTAATTCACTTTTAAGAATTTCTAGATTGATTTCGCTTATAATTTCAAATAATATTTCCTTTAATTTTCTAACACCAGATTCATAGGTATATTGTTCAATAATATATATTACAACTTCTCTGGGAAATTCAATAACATTTTCTAAGGCTACTTTTTTTAATAATTCCGGTAATATATAATTATAAGTAATTGTTATTTTTTCGTCCAAAGTTAAACTTTCAAATTTAATTCGATGTATTCTATCTAATAAAATACGATCTATTAAAGCAGGATCATTATACGAAAATATGATAAGTGCTTTAGATAAATCCAAACTTATACCATTAAAATATTTATCTTGAAAATCAGAGTTCTGTGTTTGATCAACAAGATGTGTTAAAATGCCTATAATCTCCTTTCCGTGTTCTGTTCTACTTACTTTATCTAATTCATCTATAAAAATTATAGGGTTCATACATTTACTATCCATTAATACATCAACTAATCTCCCCCACGTAGAACCAACATAAGTATAATTGTGCCCATCTAATATACTACCATTACTCGAACCACCTATTGGAATAAATCCAAATGGTCGTGGTACATTCTCTCCATCAAGTAAACATTTGGTCAGTCCCAGTTTAGCTAAACTTGTTTTTCCAACACCAGGAGGTCCTTCGAACCCAAAACAATACCCATTCAATTCACCATTCATCCATTGTCCTATGATTCGTTCAACATTTCGTTTAGCCTTATCATGACCATATACTGCTTTATTTAAAGTTTCATGTGTATTACTCATTGAAGTAGTCACATTATTCCATTTTGTTACTATCTGCTTTATATCATTTTCTATAAAACTAGTATCATTAATAGTATTGCCAAATTGTTTTCTAATATTAACAAGTAAAACATCATTATCCTTATTTTCATTTATAAATTGAATAATTTCTTTTCTCATAAAACTATTCTTTTTTCCAGAATATATTAACTTGTGTATTTTTAACTTAGAACTTTTAATAGCATTATTTATTTTGCAGATATTTTCTATCAATTGAGGTCGTTTTCCAGCTGTTAATATTTTAATTAATTCCGACATTGTTTGTTTATTAAATTTAACAATTACTTTATCCTGAATTTGTTTTAAATACATAGACATTTCTAAACTAGTATAAGTTGGTTGTATTGGTATATCTGTAAATGTATAAATGTTACTAATTTTTTTTATTAAATCAGAAAAATGTTGTGTACATTCTTTCATAATATTTAAAATGGGTTCATTCTTATAAATTCCAAAAGGTATTTTAAGTAATCCTTCTAAATATTGTCTAGCTTTAGAACCTGAATCCTCTGATTTTGCTTTAACCTCCTTTAATTTTATCATAGCCTTTTCTTTAACAACAGTATCTGCTTTTAATAAACATATTTGCTGTTCTAATGGAATATTATTATTACTATAATTAGACAGATTTTTAGTGTACATAATAGTATTTTTCATAGCAGATCGAAACAATTTTTTAGAAGACCAAGGTAAACTATCAAATAAAAGAGTTTGCTCAAATGAATCGATATTTCCATTATTATCATTAGAAAGTAAATCATATAATAAATAGGCCAAATATTGATATTCGGGTTGCCCCTTTTTTAATAATAATAAAATAAGAGTTTTTCTTTGACCATACAATTCACTCCCAATAAATTCTTTAACAACCTGTGATACTGGTTTATGTTTTATTAATTTAGCCTGATTTTGATAACCAACATATCTATTTACTAATTCGTCACTATTGTATATTAATAATTCTTTTAATGTTAAAGCATTTACAAATTCCTCGAATTCTTCAGTTTCTTCATTTATTGAAGAGGGTTTATTATTTATTAGGTTATTTTGTTGAATTGTTACAAAATCATGTTCAAAACATTCTAATAACACATCTTCAACTATACCACATAAAATCATTGTTTTTTTCTCTTCAGGATTATGAAAAGATATTTTTATACCATATACTTTGGTTTGAAAATTTTTACTAGTTCGCGCTAAATCAAAACAATCTAATGTTCTAGATGTTTCGACTATTGTAAAATCTTCAACTATTCTATTTTTAGTAATATGTTTTTTAGTCAAAATTCGATTTGTATTTTTCCATGGTATAATTTTAAAATTAATTGGTCTAACGTATTTTGTAATAATATCATACGTAGACTTATCAATATTAACATCATGATCAATATTACGTATATATTCACTACCAAAACAAATGGTTAATACATCAACTACATCCATCGTTCCATATGTTTTAAATACTGTAAATATATCATTGTTTATTATTTGTAATTTAGATGCTATATCTTCTTTATTAATATCTTTAATAGATACAAATAATTTATTTATATTAAGAATATTTTTATAAATATCCTCAAGACTTTTAATACCTATGTTCAGTTCACTTGCACCAAAAATATCCAATGTTTTATATCTGTTTATAGATATGATGGTTTTTTGTATAATACTTTTAAAAAAAGTAAGTTTAGCAGTGCACGTCTGGACAAATCTTTGGGTTGTTTTACATTTACTAATATTTTTCATTTATTATATAGTATTTCTAAAGATTTTATTATTTAATACGAATATATATATATATTTATTGTATATTCGTATTTTCGTATATCACTATTTTAATAATATACAAATTATACTTAAATAGTGTGGAATAATATTATACATACATACACAAACTTATGGGAATACCAAGTTATTTTTCATATATAATCAAAAAACACGGAAAAATTGTAAAAGTGCTAAATCAAAGTAAACTTGTTCATAATTTATACTTGGATAGCAACTCTATTATATATGATTCTTTGAGAAAAATGAATAAAAAAAATACAGAAACAACGCTACATTTTGAAAGGCGGTTGTATAATAATATTTGTTTGAAAATAGAAGAATATATTTCTATTGTAAATCCGTTAAAAACAGTATTTATTGCATTTGATGGGGTAGCACCAGTAGCTAAACTGGAACAACAGCGAACCCGTCGATATAAATCGCATTTTATTAGAAATGTTGAACGAGAAATTAAAAAAAGTGATACAAAACTAACATCTGACCCATCTATAGACATCTGGGATCAAACTGCTATTACTCCTGGAACCACCTTTATGAAAAATCTGGATATATATGTAGAACAACATTTTGAAGCATTTCGTCAAACGCCCAATTGTTGTTTTAATAAAGTAATTGTATCTGGAAGCCAACACGTTGGAGAAGGAGAACATAAAATTTTTAATTTCATTCGTCAAAATAAACAATATCACTCAAATACTACATCATTTATATATGGATTGGATGCTGATTTAATTATGTTATGCTTAAATCATCTCCACATTTCAAAGAAACTATTTTTATTCCGCGAAGCACCTGAATATGTTAAAAATTTGAATGATGAATTAGAACCCGATGAAATATGCTATTTGGATATTTTGGAATTGTCATCAGCTATAATTGGCGAAATGTCTGACCACAAAAATTTTCCAGATGTGATTAAAACGCGTAAAATTTACGATTATATATTTATTTCATTTATGATGGGAAATGATTTTATGCCACATTTCCCTGCATTGAATATTAGAACTACCGGAATATCTATATTATTGGATACTTATAAAAGTATAATCAAACCGAATATGTGCTTATATGATGGTGTAAAAATATATTGGAGGAATTTTAAATTATTGATACGCGAATTGGCTAAAAATGAAGAATTGAATTTGAAGAGAGAATACAAAACACGTGATAACTGGGAAAAACGACGTTGTCCAGATAAAACAATGGAGGATAAAATGAATAAATTTACAAACATTCCTACAAAAAATCGCGATATTGAAAAATATATAGATCCTTATTCGTATGGATGGCAACACAGATATTACGAGCGATTGTTTAAGATGGATATTACAAATGAATACAAGAAAAAAATATGCACGAATTACTTGGAAGGATTAGAATGGACTATGAAATATTACACCTCTGGTTGTATTAATTATCGTTGGTTGTATAAATACCATTATCCTCCATTATTGAATGATTTAGTACGATACATTCCTGAATTTGATACGGAAATGATTGATGAAAATATGTGTTCGGTATCGGCTCTTACACAATTATGTTATGTTTTACCAAAACCATCATTAGGATTATTACCAAATCATGTTCAAACAATGCTTGAGAGAAAATATGGAGGCAATTATAGAACAGATTATCAGTTTATATGGTCTTTTTGTAAATATTTTTGGGAGTCGCATGTAGATATGCCTTCGGTTGATATTGATGAATTAGAAGAATTTGTTAATTCAGTAAAAAAATAATAGTTTTGTTTTATACAAAGGGTCAATACTATATAGAATTATAGATAACATAACTTAATACATAACAATATTATACATTTTATTCTTTATTTGAAATATTATCTACATAGGTTTTTCCATCATAACCTATTAAATGTTGTTTAAAAACGGGATGTGATGACAATTCCCCCAATAGAGATAAGTCTTTCATAATAATTTCTTCACTTGGATTTTCAATATTAAAACACTCTAATGTTTCTGGAAAATCATTTATCTTAAATTGATAGGCCAATAATTTCATAGTATAATATTTCTTTCTCAGATTATATATCATTGTAGTATTGCTTTATAGAGTATTGCTTTAAAAATTATATTATTAATAGTAATAATATAATGTGTGTTACGTAATAAAATAAAAAACTTTTATAAATCAATTTTTTTATTGATAAACATTATATAATTTGGGCATATCGTGATGGATGCATAGCAACCATTAACAATTCGTATCGGACTTTTTCCATAAAATGTGTTTTGTGGGTTTGTTTATATTCATCAAATATCTTATTATATATCTGTGTATGATGTTTTGAAAATCTATTATAAGAAATACATTCCCAATCCCAAGGTTTTTCTGGGTTTGCTTCAATAAAATCCCAAGTTATATTTTGATTACGAGAAATACATTCCCAATCCCAAGGTTTTTCTGGGTTTGCTTCAATAACATCCAA